CATAGGCTTCTGTACCATAGACAGACTTCAGAACAGGCAACATGTCATCAACATTTACGCCGATTGCCAGACCACTAAGAGATTTTCTAATAGCATCTTCCTTGGCCTGTTCATCACGTTTCTTAAGTTCTGCTTCCAAATCCGAATTGCGCTTTTCGAGAGATTCAACACGTTTTACAAATTCTTCTGGGATTTGTCCCTTTGCGGTTTCAAGGGATTTAGCAACATCTTCTCTTGCTCCCTTGCATGTATCGCACATGCAACCTTCCGGGTGTCCATCAGGAAATTTACCTTTCGCCACATTATCAGCTCCTTTGTTATCATCTTCAGTACCTTCCGGCTCTTGGTCATCATCAGCCCCGGTGATTAAATCACCTAACTGCGAATGAAGGTCTTTCAACTTGCCCATGCGCTCCCCGGAAATTTTCTTTCCGGCCTTAATGACCGCATTATTCTGCAAAAAGGTTACAAACTGCATAACAGATTGAACAGCCGCGCTTACTTTGTCTGTGATCGTATCATCCTGGCGTATGGAATCAATAGAATCACGCAACGCCCAAATACCATCATAAAGAGTGCTTTCGGCTTCCCAATCCGCCTGCTGTTTTTGGTCTTCTGCCAAAGCCCCGTTAAAGTCCAAGGCTTTAGCAAGTGCCTTAAAGGCTTTTTTTATGGGGTTTTCATGCTCTGGTTCATTATCTCCGGCACGTTTGACAACAAGAAACTTTTTACCGTTTGCTGCTTTATCTACACCGGACACTTCATGAACCTTTAAGTTAGTTAGTTGATTAGGCATACTGCTTCCCTCCTTTACTTGTAAAAATAAAAAGACCAGAACCGAAGTTCTGATCTTTTAACCCTAATCATGTTTTTTGCTGTTCGCCACCCTTTCAGCCGATTAGGCACTCCATGCTACACAGCAGACAGCCTTATCAAATTTGGCCACCATATGAACCGCGCGTTCGTGGTGTTTAGCTGCCTCTTACCCAATAATTTAAGTTATAAAAATTAAAAGGCTAGCACTAATTTCTTAGCACCAACCTTCTTTACCCTACGGTCATTATAAGCGGATAGTTATATTTTTGCAATACAAATTTTATTTTATAGTGTATAGTTATATTTTTATTGTGCCGAAATAGGCTTTCTAATTGCCATGCCACCCATGCTATAGCCAGTTATGTCTCCCTTTTGGATTTTTTCAAAATAATCCGGGGACCATATAACCCCGAGCATCCAAGTTCCTTTCTTTATCGGCTGATCGTCTAATTCACAATCAACAGGCATGATGTAACTTTCGACTATATCTCCATACTCACCTGTCCAGCTTTCGTGCATATCCCCCAAAGCCATAGTACCCTTTTTAACCTCTGCGAGCAATTCCGTAACGTCAATTTCTACGGTACTTGCCCCTTTGTTCAGTAATTCAAAGGCTTTCTTCAAAATTTCTCCTTGGGCCTTGGCTATTTCATTTCCGGCCTGCAAAGTCTTATTAAATCCATGACAAGCCTTTTCTATGGTTTCTGTATCGGCAAAATCCCCCTGCAAGTCCTCAGTGTCCGGCTCATATACAATACCAAGGGTATACCGCTGCATTTCGTTCTTCTGAATAAACTCTCTCATTATGGTCGACCCCACTTTCCAATTGCTTTAGTTAATTTATAGCCCTGTCCATTAATCTTATTGAGTGCTTGTTTAACCGCTTCTGCATCAACGGCATTTAAACTAATATTAATCGATTCATTTTTTTCCTTAACTTGGGCATTCTCTAATCCTTCTACTTCAACATTTGCATTTAGTTCGAGTGTGACTACCGGAAACTCCTGATCTCCAAATTTGACAACTGCGCTTCTTACGCCTGATATTTCCTTGCCGTCCATTGAAACACTAAGGCCAAAGCCATATTTATTCCCGTAGCCATCATCAACATAATCACTAGGACCTATTTTGACATTGCTGAGTTTATACATTTTACATAACCCTCCCACGATTTTAGCGCTGACGTAACAATTTGGTTTGCCATTTGGACTAAGGTATTAAAACACCGTTTTCTAAAACCTCTAACAGTAAAATACATTGCCTTATTTTTCATTCTCCTACGATTATTCATTTTAGCCCCTTACCTCCTTTAATGTGTACGTTTACCGTATACGTTTATATTTAATGTTTACATTCAACTATTCATCATCATCCACAGACCTAAACTTCCCGAAGTCAAATACATACGTTGCGTCCCTTGTGCAATTCGGATGACCAATCGGATGTTCTGCAAGCCATTCCAGCGGCTTTTCCCCATTGGCTTCCGTACATATAGGCCGACCACAATTAGCCTCATCGGTAACCATGAGCGACTTAACGCAACCGCTTTCTTTCCCGACTTTAGCATAGCCGGTATTATAGGCTACTGCCGATTCTGTTCTAGCAATTGTCTCAGCTCTGCTACTTGAAAAAGCATAATTCTTTTTCAGATCATCCTTTATGTCCTCCCACGGCTTTTCATCGACAATGCCATCAGAGATAGTTTTATAGACAAATCCTTTTGTCGTATCAGTCAGCCCTTTAATAAGCTGGTCTGCTCTGGTTTCCGCATAGTCAGCAATCATTTGGCTTCCCACCATGCTATCCATTGTTACCGTTACTTCTGCCTTTTCTGCGGCCTTGGATATATTGCCCCATCCACCATTCCAGCCAACACCATAAAATTTACTCAGGCCATCGGATAAGGTCTGCATTATAGAAGCAGATGTAAAATCGTGGGTTTGTATATAATCAAGAATCTTTTCAGCTACGCCAATCTCTTCAGCTTTCTGGATAAAAACTTTTAGATTATCGTCTAAATCATCCTCTAAATCCCCTTGAAAATTCTTTCTTAGCTTCTTCATGAGGGTTTCGTCTGATTTTGTGATACTTACATACATTTTATTTACCGCTTCATTTTCGGCTTGCTGTGTGCCATTCTGCGAGCTATTGGCAGGGTTCTGGTTGTTTGGTTGGGGTTGCGGATTCTTAGCTGCATTTATTTGTGCTTCAAGCTGTGCTTCCGCGTTTTTTTCGTCCTGTTCACGCTGTTTGGCTCTAGCCTTTATGGTGTCATCATCCAATTGAGGCAACCCAGCCATTTCTAACAATTGATTTAACAAGGCATCATTCGGAAACAACTCTGCTCCTGCTGTAGACAGAGCTTGAATAAATGTAGCCAACTTCGTAATATCCGCAGGCTCAATTTTGTCATGCTTCAACTTTGGCAATCCGCTTAATCCAGCAAAGGCATTGAGTTTAAACAATAGCGGAATAGCCTTGTTATTGAACACATCACAGATAACATCAAGGATTGTTCCGATTGCCAGCCCGAATAAGTCTGTTTTATCGGTACTTAATGCGTAACTTCCTGCCCCCGTCTGCCCCAAGAAAATAAAATCAGCGGCTACCGTTTGGGCTATCCGCTGCTCATACCGAGTTATGATCTTGTCAGTATCAAACTGCCGCCTGCTTCCTGTAGAAAGAAGGGATAGACTGTATCCTGTTTCCTTTCCCTCTGAGTTCTTAGCCGCTGGGAATACTACTCCGTCCACAATATCACGGCGCAGGCCAACGACTATTTTCTTTATACCCTTTAGGCTGGCCTTTTGTTCTTTCGTGGCAGTTGGAGAAAGCAAATCCAAAGGAACCGTTGCCATTGGCAAGCCTGCCAAGTCCCTTTCTATGCCTATGCCTTCGATCTTCATGATCTTAGACTTATAAAAATAAGACTCAAAAGCATTACGCAAGATAGAAACGCCTTCCGGGTTATTCTTATGCGTCTTATACCGAAATAGCAGGCACTTTTCTATTGGAATAAATACCAGATCATAATTTGGCGGCGATTGTTGCCACATACCAAGTAAGTTATTATCATCGTCAAATTCCCATTTCCAGAATGTTTCCTGCGCTCGAATGGATATTTTACGGAAACCAATGCGGCCGTCTTCAAAATTGGACTGCGTTTCCCTTACCCCGGTATCCCCCAGCCTCTTTTTAAATACCATTTCATGTAAGGCCCAGCCAAACGGTAACATACTGAGAATATCAGCAAGGGTTTCCTGCCAAGTCTGCTCCATATCTTCAAATAGGCATTGTTCAAGAAAAGTAGCTACTTCCTTGTCAGTGTCATTGTCACTGGCTGGCTCTACAAAAAACCTAGCCTGCCTGACCAACATTTCAATAGCAAAAAGAATGGCCCCAACTGTTGAGCAGTTATCCCGCATTTCTTTGTATTTGCGGATTCCCTTTCTGCCCCGTAGGTCTTTCAGCCATTCTTCTTCTACCCAGCCGTCTACACGGTTTAGCCCAGAGTTTCCGACTTCTACCGTAGGCGCATAGCTTGGGTCTTCTTGATCTTCATTCATTAATAATCATCCCCTTCATCTTCATAGTCAAACCCTGTCCATTCACTGTCAGCCAATATTGGTACTGCCAACGCATCCGTTTGTGGAACAGAAGATATTTTCTCAAAAGCACCGCTTGCACCGTCCACTTGATCATCATGATCTTCCATACCAGTCATAAACAAGTCGATTTCATCCAAGAAGTCTTTATTCCATGCGCCCCTTACCAGGAACACGTTGCCAGCTTCTGCGGCGGCTGAAAGTGGCATAGCTCGTATTTCTTTGTTTACCCCTTTCTTATCAGCATAGAAAGTAAAGCCTTTCAAAACTTCCCTGCGATAATGGTCAATCAGAGATACACCAGAACTTCCACCTTCCTGCTCTATAAATATGGGGATTGCTCTCCCATCGGCTTCCGCTGTACTCTTGACCAACCTTTCAACATTTAGCGGAGTCAGCCTGTCCCGGCGCATATCCACAATCCAATATTGTCCATCCTTTTCAGCCATGAAACAACCAGCCGTATAGTCGGGGTCTTTCCCTTTCTTGGCTTCTGTGGCCGCAAAGTCCCAATAGCGTATTTTCCTGCTGTCTCTTGGCCAATCGTCAACAATGGTAAACCATTCTTTCCTGAACATTCGTTTTGCATCTTTTGGCGTTGGCCTCTGTTGGTATAGCGCAGACCATGTATAGGAGCCGACTTCTAGTTTTTTCTTTACCGCCCATTCTTCGTCGTAGCCATGTTCCGGCCACAAAGCCTGTCCCGTCTGTCGGCCCAATGCGTCCGGGAAAATTTTGAACTTCTTTCTTTCATCATCCCAAACAGGAGCTTCCGCAATAGCCGGTAAATCAATAACAGTCCATTTACCGCCGTCTTCTATTCGGCCTTCTTCTTCTAGGAGTTGTCCAGCTAGGTCTTTCTCATGCCAGCGTGTCAAAATAATAATAACCCTGCCGCCCGGATGTAAACGGGTCAACAAGGTATTCTGCCATTCATCCCAAAGCCGCTGCCTATACGTTAGCGAATCGGCTTCCTGCCTATTTTTTATAGGGTCATCGATCAGTAGTAAGTCCGCGCCCTTACCAGTGATTCCCCCTCCTAAACCAACACTAACCATTCCTCCACGATGTCCGGCAATGCCCCAATCTGTCTTTGAATTATTGCTCCTATCTAACTCAATGTCGAATATGGCTTTTCCGTGTTCTTGCAACTTTAGCTTATTTCGATAGCCAAACCTTTCTGCGAATTTTCCTCCATATGAGACTTCGATAATGCATCGTTCTGGGTCTTTTCCGATAAAGTAGGAAGGGAAAGTCTCTGTAACATCCATACTTTTACCATGTCGCGGTGGCATGAATATCATAAGCCTATCTATGATGCCCTTTTCCACCATGTTTAGGTGATTGTTGATATAGTCTAAGTGCTTTGCCCTTTTCCATATTCCATTATGAACATACTGGACATAAAAGCCGTAATCTTCACGGGCAAAGTTTATCATTTCATTTTTGATATTTAAGTTCGAACATCCGTTTAAGTAGCTCTCGCCCTTCCTCTGTCTCGGCGAGTTTTGCTTCTGCCTCTTCATTACCATTGGTATCTACCTGCCCACTGTGTTCTATCCGCTGTACATTTCGCCATACATCCGGCATCCTGTTTTGTAAATAGAATATCTGCGCTGTTGTATCTGGTCTAATATGCTTCTTGGTCTTTTCAATGCGAATAGGCTGTCCAGCTTTGTCCACAACAACCTTTGTTTCTTCCACATCATAGCCCATAGCATTTTTGAACAAAGCCCCTTCGACTTGCATATCAGGTATGACCTTACCAGTTTTTAAAGCTTCCGCTATTTCCGGAAATTTCACTTTCCATTCGCTCAAGGTTGACATGCTTACCCCTATGCAGTCCTTGGCGATTTGCAACTCTGTAAGCCCACGCTTGGCCCATCCTTCTATCTTGAATAAGCCTTCTTCCGTTAGCCACTCTTCATATTTTCCCTTACGTCCTGCCTTTCCCATATTGCCACCCCTATTTAATTCCAAATATTATCATAGATAACAAAACAATAACGTATAGAGCATACACAGCAATATCGAAATAAAGCCGTTTTTTCCTTTTCTTGTTCGACTGACGTATTGCTTCAATGAGCCGATCATTTGACTCTATATTTTCAGCACAGGAATTTGTCACTACCTTAACACTATTTGACATATACCTTTTAACGTCTTCCGCATACTGAATAGGTATAACTAACTCGCCATCACTCACCATGCACTGCATATGTTCTTTGATCTGCTTTTTCATTTCATTCTGGCGAATAACATACTTAGCTTGTTTTTTATGCTTTCTATAGCCTTTCATTCTTCTTTACCTCCGCTTTTATTGATGCTTGTCTAATAAACTCACTCAAAACCCAATCAGGTAAAAAGCCCTTTAAATCTTCCCGGAAAATTAAAAACAGGTCTAACGTTAACCGCTGACCTGCTGTCATAAAATATTTAGGATTTATATATATCCCGACTTCCGTCTTTCTCATAATACGAAGATCATACATCTTTCGTAGGAATTGCCTTCCCTGTCGATGCTGTAAACCAACAATATTTATGATCTCATTTTCCGTATAGGCTTCTATACCTCGGCCTTTTCTATAGCCCAGCATATTTGTTTTACCAATCATCAGATTTGCTAATCTTGTCATTTTCCCGATTTCTGCATCTGACATACTTTTCGGA